TTACACTTTGATTCAATCGAAGATGATAGTCAAACAGAATTAGAAAGTCGTAGATTTTACAAATCAATTGCCCAATTCACTTTAAAAGGTTATATATTGTTTGAAGAAGATTATAAAGTACTTAGGTCAATAAATCACATGGATATTGATATGACATCATCATTTAAAGATGCTAGAAAATGCGAAGAGAATATTATTATAAATGGTGAATGTGATGTTGATTTAGAATATAAGTTTTACAAAAAATCAGTTCAATATAAAGAAACTAAAATACCTTATGATATTGATTTACAATACCATAATCAAGGCAATTTATCAAATTTTACAATTTTCGTGGATGATATTCAACAATCATATCCAGTTACAGTATTTAAAAACCAAACTTTAAAAGTCCAAAACAATGTTATATCAAATAAACCTGTTTTAATAAGGTTAAGTGGTGTTAGAATTTGATAGTTTGCAAATTATTAATATATTTATAGGAAAATAGAAAAATGGCAAATAATACAATACATGTAGCACCAAGTATAAATTTCACTGAAACAGACTTGACCTTTGCTACAAGACAATTTGGCAAAACATCACTTGGAGTTGTGGGTGAAACATTGAAAGGTAAAGCCTTTACCCCAACATTAGTTAATGATTACTCAACTTACAAACAATTATTTGGTGGTTTGAATCCATGCAAATTTGCTAATTCATGTTATAATTTAAAATATGAAACAAGTTATATTGCAAAGCAGTTTTTACAGGAATCTGACCAACTTTATGTAACTCGTGTTTTAGGTTTGAGTGGTTACGACGCTGGTGATGCTTGGACAATTGCATTTGGTGGTGCAATTGACGTATCAACGATTGCTGTCACAGCAACATCTACATTTGCGGCAACTTTAAATTATACTGATGGTGTTTTGACCACAGCAAACTTTAATAATTCAACTTTACAAGATTTATATGATTCAGGTAATTTAACATCAACAACACTTGGTGGTGTTAATGTATTAACTGGTCAAACAGTTACAGTTGGTAACACATTTCAATCCAATAATTGTGAAAACTATATTGGAGCGAGATTTAATATGACTTGTGAGTTGCGTGATGAACCTTTCATTTGTTTGACAGGTGAAACAGTAACAGGTGCAAACGTAACAACAACTGGAACAACTGACACTTGTACTGTTATCTTTGATGACACAACTGTAACAACAGGTAGTACAATGCTTATTGTATTAACAGTACCAACAGTTGTAATCAATACAGCAAATAGTAATATCATTACACTCCCTGCAAGTGGTTATATCACAGTGATTGGTGGTACAATTACACATGGTGCTGGTAACACAGTTACAATGACAGATTGTACAATAACTTTACCAAATGGAGATGTATTAAGTGGTGGTGAATATAAGATTTGTGATGTTGACCCAGCTAATATTGTATATGATTGTGATACAGTTGGTGGCATCAATTATTCAATTGTAACAGGAACAACCACAGGCACAACTACTGTATTTACAACAGGTTTAACCACTACAATAACTCAAATTCCATCGGGTCAAGTTACTTTAACTTTTACAGGTATTGTCGAAACTTTAACAGCTAATCCTTTGGCAGCTTATGATAATGGTTTAGTAGTTACATTACGTTCAACCGCAGTTTATGACGGTTCTGAAAACTTAACTTTTAATGTTTTAGGTGATAACGTATCAATTGAATCAGTTGATGGTAATGTGATAACTCCTTATTCAGATTTCAATTTAATTGTTAATACACGTCAAGGTCAAACTTTAACATATAACGTTAGTTTTGCAAAAAATAAAGCGAATTATATTGGTAAAGTCTTTGGTAGTTTTGAACAATGTTGCACAAATGGTTCACCTTTGTATATTGAAGAATTATACCAAAATCAATTTGACACATGGGTAAATCAAGGTTTTATTTCTTGTATTAAACCAACTGTTTGTTTATCTGAAAATTTAAACAATTATAAAACACAATATCGTGGAGCTTCAACCCCTTGGATTGTATCTGAATTAAAAGGTTCAAAAGTTACACGTTTGTTTAAAGTTTATACTATTGGTGACGGTGACGCTTCAAATAGTGACGTTAAAATTACTATTGAAAATATTTTACCAGATGCTGGTACATTTGATTTATGTGTACGTGCTTTTGGTGATACTGATGCACGACCAGTTTATTTGGAACGTTTTTCACGTTTGACAATGGCTCAAAATTCAAACAATTATATTGGTCGTAAGATTGGTACAATTGATGGTGTTTACGATGCTAAATCAAAATATATTTCAGTAGAAATTAATGGTGAATGTTTTGGTGGAAGTTTCCCAGCAGGTTTTGAAGGTTATACCGTTCGTGATTATGCTTGTGCCGCAACTCCTACAATTCAATATAAAAAAGTTTATAATTCAACAGATAAAGTACGCCAAACTTTCTTAGGTTTTACTGATAGTAATTTTGACCAAGACATGTTTGATTTCAAAGGTCTTACTGTTTTTGGTGATGATTGGACTGGTACAACACAAGGTTTCCACCTCGACAAAGATGCGGCATCAGTAATGATTGAAGGAACTAACTTAAATGGTAATTTTGCAGTTGGTTGTTGTGAGTTTCGTAATGAAGCAGGTCTTTCAGGTACGGATTATGAAAAAGTAATTGCTCGTAAATTTACTTTACTTATGGCAGGTGGATTTGACGGTTGGGATAGACATCGTACAGGTCGTACAAATGTTGATGGTTATAAATCAACACAAACATTGGGTCAATTAGGCTTTACTTCTGGTGCTTTTGATGCGTATGCTGACGAAGATGGTAACACTGTAATTAATTCAGATTATTATGCTTATTTGAAGGGTGTAAAAACTTTCCGTAATCCTAAATCAACTCGTATCAATTTGCTAGCAACAGCATCAATCGATTCATTTATGAACTCCGATTTAATTGAAGATAGTTTGGAAATGGTTGAAACCGAACGCTGTGATTTGTTTTATGTGATTAACACACCTGATGTAAATACTGCTTGTTCAATTATGACTCCAAATGATATTGTTGGCAATATAGACGGTTTATATGATTCATCTTATGCTGCAACTTATTCATATTTTGGTCAATACAATGATGAAGAAAACAATGTATATTTGTTTTTACCTCCAACAGCCGAAGTAATGCGTTTATTTGCATATACCGACAAAGTTTCAGCCCCTTGGTATGCAACAGGTGGTGTTAAACATGGTATTACAAAATTCCGTAAAGTTCGTAAAACTTTAACACAAGGTGAAATGGATGTGCTATATGCTGGTCGTATTAATCCTTTATCAACAGAATCAGGTTATGGTGTATGTTTATGGGGTAATAAAACTTTACAAGTTAGTGACACAGCTTTAACAAGTATAAATGTTCGTCGTATGATAATTTATACACAACGTTTATTAGCGGATGCTTCAATCAGCTTATTGTTTGCACCAAATGATAATAAAGTACGTAGAGACTTTGCTAATATTATCAACCCAATTTTAGCTAACGTTAAAGACCAACGTGGTATTACAGATTTTAAAATTGAAATTGATAATTCAGCAGATACAATTGACCGTAACGAATTAAAGGGTCGTATCTTAATCAAACCAACTCGTGCAGTTGAATATATTGACATCAACTTTACATTAACCAATACTGGTGCTAGTTTTGAAAATATCTAAAATGAAAATCATTAAAATAAATGAAAACTTAAAGGCAAAAGCAAACTCACAAGAAATTCTTAGTGAGTTTGCACCTTTGCAATGGTTGAAATATCATTTAATGACTGATAAGGATACAAAAAAGAAAAACAATGAAGTAATAAACTTAATTTCAAATGTTTTCAATATAAATCCAACATTTAAAAAATATCATCTTCAAGACTTAAATAGATTAGCTCAAAAAGACGAATTACTCGATACCTTGGAAGAATATGTTGGGAATAAAAACAAAGTTGATAATTTTTATAAATTAGTTGGTAAAACAATAGCAGAATACCCTTTAAATTTAGTTTGGAAGTATAATATATATTGTGGCAATAGAAATTTACATGGCATATTCTATGATGTTCTAAAAAGGCAAATTACAAAATCATCGGCGAATTTAAAAGCACCAATATATCAACAAAATTATAACATCTTAGACGAAGAACTTAGCAAAGTAGAACAACAAAGGGAAATAGATGATACACAATATGATGATGAAGATTTGAATGATGTTGAGGGCGAATTTGGTAGAAATGCTAGTAGATATGTTGACGAGAACTTTGATTTAGTTGATAAAAAATTAGTTGAGGATTTTATGGGTTTAACACAACGACGTAAAACAAAAGCAACTAAGAATATATTATCATATACACCAAATTTAAATAAAGAATTAAAACAATCAATTCAAAACGATTTATTGGAATTAAATTACGAAGATTTAGATTTTAATTATAAACAAAACAGAATTACAATAGCAAAAGTTTATTCAAAAAGTCTAACTGGTTACTATTTAAATCAAATCATAAAATTTTCAATTTTTGGTGTTGATTCACAATATAAAGAAATAATTTTAAATCAAGAAAATAATTTTCAAAAAAACTTATCGTCACTTATTTACAGTTATTTTATTTCACTACTTGAAAACGAAAAACAAGGTAAAAACCCAAATTCAACTTTTGATAGAATAGGTAATATTCTACGAAATGTAAAATAATAAAAACAAAAAAATGGCAAATTGTACAAATATTAGAAAATTAGTTACCAAACAATATAATCCTGATGGTACTTATGTTAATATTGTAAAATATATCAACATAATGAATGGTCAAGAAGTGCCAGCTTCAAGTGTTCGTGGATGTTATAATATTGAAGATTATGACGTAAATTGTGCAACAATTTGTGAACCAATTACATATTGTGCTTACAGCGTTTACTTTCAATCATCAAGACCTCAACTTTCAATAGAAATTAATGGTGGCGACCCAATATCTTTTGCTAATCAAGCAACAACAACTTTTGATGTTGCAGCAGTAGTATCAGAATTACAAACAATATTTCCAACCTCAACAATTGTTGGTAAGATTGTTACTGCGAATGATTTACCAATTAGGGTTTATACAATTTACCCAATTGACTGTGATATTTATCAATCATTAACTTCAATCAATTGGTTTTCAGAAGATGTAGGATACCATGATGAGATTAAACAAAATCCATCATATTTTTCAGGAAATGCACATGAATTACAATTATGGATAAATGAACCTTATCATCCATAAAAAATTCAAAACAACACTATTTATCATAAAAAACAAATGGCAGATTTATTATTAAAAGCTCCTTTACAATATGAACCATTGAAAAACAACAGATGGTTAATGGAATTTCCATCAGATATTGGTATTCAATCATGGCAACTTAAAAGTTGCGATGCACCCAAATGTAACATTGGTGTTGTAGCAATACCATTTTTAAATACTGAAACTTATGTTCAAGGTAAATATAAATGGCAGCCTATGAATATAAAACTCAACTCTTATCAAGCACCATCAACAGCACAAGCTTTAATTGAATGGATGCGTTTAGGTGTTGAATCAGTAACAGGTCGTATGGGTTATACAATTGGTCATGCTAAGAATTTGCGTTTAACAATGTTAGACCCAACAGGTGTAGCAGTACAAGGCTGGGACATAAAAAACGCTATCATTGTTGATGATGTTGATTTTGGTGGTAGTTTAGATTATAGTTCAGAAGATGTTCAAGAACTAGGTTTCACAATTCAACCACAATATTGTATTCAATTGTTCTAAATTGAGCGAAAACAAAAAACAAAACCGAAAGAGTTAAATTAACTACTCTTTCGGTTTTGTTTTTTTACAAAGTTTTTAAGAAGATTATATTTAAAAGTATGGAAAACATAGACGAAAAAAAACAACAAGAGTTTTTATCAACTAATAGATGGTTATTACAATTTCCTGAAAGATTAAATATTAGTTCATGGAGGTTGGTGGAAATGGACTTCCCTAAAATGTCATTAGATAACAATAATTTTCTTAAATGTGACCCAATTAAAATAACATTTAATAACTGGGTTGATGAAAAACTTTTTAATACAGAACAATGGTTAGATGAACATGGTCGTTCAATTGTTGATTTAAAATTAGAATTATTAAATTCTAATGGTGTTACTGTTAAAACGTTTAAACTAATTGCATGTAAATTAATTGGAATTGAATATCCTAAAAAACTAAATTATAAAATTGAAGAAATACTTTTAACGACAATTACAATTTTACCACAACGAATTGAAATAAATGAATAAATCTACATTATATTTTATTGGCGAAGAACATACTCCTATTGTTTTAGAATCCTGTACCCAACCTGAATGTGTATGGTATGAGATTGATTTTTGGGACATGAATGTAACAGAAGAATATGTCTGGCACGAGATTAATCATGGTACAAAAATAATGGGAAAATATATTTGGAAACCAATTACAATAGTAGTTAAAGATAATATAGAATCGTTTTTTAATTGGCTTAATTTAACTCTAAAAAGTTCTTCCCAAGGCGAAATATGTAAAAAAGATGTTACAATAGATTATGTTTCAGAAAAAGATAAAATGATAACTTCATTTATTTTATATGACACCATAATATCTAATTACGAAATAGACGATGAAACTCTTATAGTAGAATTACAATATTTAAAAATGACAATAATCTAAACTTAAAAACAATGACAAATAATTTTCAACAACCTATACAAAATCAAACACAATACGATAGACTGC